AGCTTTCCTTGCAGGTGCTAATATCAAATGTTAAAGAAGAAGCGTGGCAAGTACAAGCCAACTAAAATAAACGAACAGAAACTAAAAAAGTATATCAATGGCAAATCAGAAAGTAAGCGACCTGACAGCACTAGGTGGGACACCGGCGAATGATGATGTCCTTTATATTGTTGACACTTCTGCAACAGCAAGCAAGAAGGTAACATACGCTAACCTTATAGCAGGTGCAGGTGGTGGTGGAGATTCTATTGCTACAGGTGGTGCTAGAATGTCGATAATGACATCTAACGATGCAGGAAGTAAGTGCATAATGTGGGGTGGCTCGTTAGGTTTTACGTACTATTTGTGGACTTCTAACGCCGGTGACAATCCTCTGACTACCGGCGGTGACTTAGGAACGCCAGGATCAACGCAAATGACAGTTGACTTAGATCAAATTTCTAACGGACTTTTTAGAGTGCCGGCTGCAGGAACAGCAGGAATACATATTTGTCAAGAGTTTGATTCGTCTGCAGAGGTTGCCGGAGCTGTAATGCGTTACTTTATGTATAAGTGCGACAGCGCAACTGTTACGGCTTTACAAAACGGAACAGGGGACACCGGCTCTTTAACTGCTACAATGGTAGCAAGTTGCAAATTAACTATACCTGCGTCCTCACAAGGTGTTAAACCTATGATTGTTAGTTCAACTAACGGCGTATCATTAGCTGCCGGTGATATTGTTTTTGGTTGCACAGTATATGACGGCACAGTTACCACAACGCAATACTTTATGACAACTATTCAAATGTTTACAACGTAATGGCTAGACTAATAGACTACGATACAGACGAGAATGCACACGACGACATTCTGAACGACAAGCCAGGTAGTGGCAAAATGACAACAGCGCAATTACAAGTTAAAGTTGCTAAGCTGTATGACATTGTTCACGATATGCTAGAATTCTACCACACAGAAAGACCTGACTCATAATGGACATTACACAATACGAATTGTTAATGCTTGCAGCAGGTTTGCTTGGCACAGTATTTAAGTTTCAAAGAGATTACACTATTCTGACA